ATGGCAGGGAAGAAAACTGACAACACCTGGAAAGAGGTGATGCACAAGATCGCAGAACAGAATCCAAGAAGTCAACTTGCCGATAAAGTTCTTCGCAAAGACACAAAGCGTGTAAAGACGGATGCTGTTCTCAAGAAACACAAGGTGTGGCAACAATAAGGACAACACGTGTCAAAAAAGAAAAACTCAAATACTGTTATTGAATTTAGTGAAGGGGTCGTTGAGAAGAAGCCTCAACGGATTAAAGCAACCGAACTCAAGCAGTTTGAACCACTGACTGAGAACCAAGCGAAATTTTTTGAAGCATATAAACGTGGTGATTACTTTATCATGCTCTGCGGTTCAGCAGGAACTGGCAAGTCATTCATTGCTTGCTATCAAGCCATTCAAGAAGTGCTTGACAAGACATCCTCATTTCATAAAGTCGTCATTGTTCGCTCGGCTGTTCAATCGCGAGATCTTGGATTTACTCCAGGTTCAGTTGAAGAGAAGATGAGTCTCTATGAACAACCGTATATGCAAATCTATCATACGTTGTTTGGTCGACGTGATTCATACGAAGCATTAAAGGAATGTGGACGCATTGAATTTATTTCTACAAGTTTCATTCGTGGAATGAGTTTCGACGATGCGATTATTATTGTCGACGAATGTCAGAACATGACTTTTGAAGAATTGTCGACTATAATGACTCGTGTGGGTTATCGTTCTAAGATTATCTTTTGCGGCGACTACAAACAGACTGACCTGTATCGCAATAACAAGGACAAGTCTGGTATGAAGAAGTTTCACGAGATTGCTAAGATGATGCCGTCGTTTACTAATATTGAATTTACAACCGAGGATATCGTTCGCTCAAGTTTGGTCAAGGACTTCTTGATCGCTGTTGAGAAATACGAAAAAGAAAACTGTGTTTAATCATATTCATCATGACTTCCCCAAACTCTTGAGGGAAGATGTTCTTGGCACTCGCATGTACGTCACTCCGAATGGATATCGTTATCCATCTGTGACAACAGTGCTTTCTGACTATAACAAAGAAGGCATCATGGAGTGGCGTGCAAGAGTTGGTGAAGCCAAAGCCAACGAGATCTCTCGCAAAGCAACCACTCGCGGCACTAGTGTACACAAAGCGCTTGAGATGTATCTCAAGAATGAGGATATCTCTTCCCTTGAGATGCTTCCAAACGTAAAGTCTTTGTTTGTGCGCATGAAAGAAGAGATCGACGCAAAGGTGAATAACATTCACTGTCTTGAAGATAAACTGTTCTCGCATGAACTGCAACTTGCAGGGACTGTAGATTGTATTGCCGAGCATAATGGCATTCTTTCTGTGATCGATTTCAAGACTTCAATTCGTCTCAAGAAAAAGGAACAGATTGGCAACTACTTCATGCAGGCTGCTGCATATCGCCAGATGTTTCATGAGATGACTGGCTTGCTTCCAAGGCAAGTCGTAATTCTGATTGGTGTTGATACTGCCAATTTCTGTCAGACTCTTGTCGTAAAAGAGGACGAGTTGGAGTTGCATCGTCAAGAATTGTTGAAATATATTCGTGCCTACCAAGAAAAACTTGACAACGTTGTCTCAATGTAGTAAGATAAGAATGTCTGGCATGATTTAAGGTATCAATCGTTTCGATTAGGTTAATTTATCAAGATTTACTGGAAATATATCCAAATCTTGCATATATACCTGCGTATAGGTTTTGTATAGGTCTTTGTTATACAGGAGTTAAAATATGAAGACAGTTGGCAATAAATTGAATCCGTTTAAGATCACTGGTGTAAAGCCAGGTGCTCTTGATCCAAATGATGCTTTCCAGGAAATCTCAGATCTTTCTTTTGAGGGTCAGTGGAAGGTTATCGTATTCTATCCAAAAGATTTCACGTTTGTCTGTCCAACGGAAATCATTGCTTACGACAAGTTGAATAAAGACTTTGCTGATCGTGATGCGGTTCTTCTTATCGGTTCAACTGACAATGAGTTCTGTAAGTTGGCATGGAAGAATGCTCATGAAGGTCTCAAGGCAACCACCTCATGGTTCTTTGCTGACACGCACCGCAATCTCGGCGATGACTGGGATGATCGCGGCACTAGCCTAGTTGAGCAACTTGGTGTGTTCTACAAGCCAGCAGGTGCTGCCCTTCGCGCAACCTTCATTGTTGATCCTGACAATGTTATTCAGCATGTCACTGTAAACAATCTTAACGTTGGTCGTAATGCTGACGAGACACTTCGTGTTCTTGATGCTCTGCAAACAGAAGAACTCTGCCAGTGTAATCGACAGATTGGTGAAACAACACTCAACGGTCTTTAATGTCATCTGATTCCAAACCTCCATTCAGAGAAATACTTTGGCATTTCATTTGCTCAAAGTGTAAACTCTGGTGGAGTTTTGGAACGAATGACGATTGGAAACCAAAGGAATGGTATTGTCCACATTGTGGAACCAAAAATGGAGAAGTCTGAAATGAAATTTGGTCTCGAGTTTATAAAGGAGTGGGGGTTATTTTTTGTTCCCTTTATATGTTTGGGTATTTTTTGGTTGGTCATTACATTCACAAACATTCTTTACTAAAGGAAATCAAAATGAAAAAGTTACTCCTCGCTCTCGCTCTCGTTTCTATGCCAGTAATGGCACAGGATCGAGTTTCTAAATTCGATAAAAATAATGATGGTGTTGTTGATCTTGGAGAGATCAATCTTAACTGCAATCTCAATCCAAAACTCTTTGAGAAAGCAGATAAGAATAATGATGGTGTGTTAAATAATTCAGAAATGCGCACAGCAAAAGAATATCTCTTCAAGACTTGCCGCAAAGAAAAGAAGGATTAATTGGAGGCATTATGAGCGAAAGTTTAGCACATACAATCCCACCTGAGATCGCACGAATTGGAAATGAGCCATGCCACTGCGGTCGCAGCCCAACTGGCAAATGTGTTGGCTGGCACGATATGGATGAAGAGCGTCTTGCAAAAGCACGTCAAGGATATGAAACTGGAATGAAAATGATGGCAGATAGAATCGCTGCACGACAGAGGGCTACAGCAAATGTGGGTTAATGTAATTAAAGAAGGTTTACCAGAATACGCAAAGGACACAAAGTTGAACCTTGATGCGGTTCTCCTTCGCAGTTCCCTTGATCCACTGGTAGCACAGGGATGCGCGCTTGCTGCAGCCTTTGCAACAGGCAATGGCAAGTTGACATCAGCAATTGACGCAGAGTTCGAGGACCGCAAGGAAGCCGATGCTGCGTTGACTGCTGCTACAATCATGGCTCAAAACAATGTTTGGTATCCTTATGTTGAGATGGTAGATGATCCTGCACTCAGAGGATTGCCAGCAGGATTGCGCATGAATGGTATTATAAATCATGGCGGCACCTCAAGACATAACTTTGAAGCATATTCTCTCGCTGCTTCAATCGTCGGCAAATGTCATTTCTGCGTCAAAGCACACTATGAAACTCTTAAGAAAGAGGGAATGACTGTTGAGAATCTTCGTGATATTGGTAGGATTGCTGCAGTGATGACCGCAGTAGCCAAAGTTCTAAATGGCTAAATATTGTCATGACTGAAGAGCAATACGAAGACAAAAAAGCAGAGTTAAGAGATCTTTTAATTGAAGCACAGGTGCGCAATTTAGAGGAAGGTGCTCCTGAATCTGAAGTTGTTGCAGCACAAGCAGCCTACGACTATCACGTAGCAAATAGAGATATTCTTATCACAGAATAATGGTAGTAAACTGACGACTAAAGGTGTTCTGGACGTGGGTTCGACTCCCACCTTCTCCACCAAGAATACACTTGTCGATGCCCTGTGGTAATGCTACGCTAAATCCACAAAAGACTCGGAGGGAAGGTTATCCTCCAAAGTGTATTCTTGATGGGGAAGAAATGGCTTCGACAGGGCAAGTAATAAACCGATGGCTACCAGTGAGGCGACTGACTTAATCAGCGCAAAAAATGTAACTGCAAATGATAGCAATTACGATCTGCCTCTCGCTGCTTAATTGTAGCAAAGAGTAACAGAGTTTGACTCACTTGGTAACAGAACGAGTCTGGGGTGGTGGTGCGAACCACCACCCTTTTCTTTCCACTGCAATAATGGAGACTTAACATGAATGCAGTAGATATGCTTTGTAATGTAGAAAAATATTTTGATCGCAATCATAACTTCTTTATGCTCTGGGGTAGTTTATTTGCTGCCTTATTTTTTGGATTGTTTATTCCTTTCCAGATGTATGCTCGTACAATGGATAAAGTAGAGCAACAACAAGAAGCAAATTCTATTCTTATTGCTCAATTGCATGACATGAGCCACCGCATGGAGTTTCTTGAATTATCATACGAAAAGAAACAGAAGGTCATGCGAGACGTTGAGTGTCTTGCCAAGAACATTTACTATGAGGCTGCATCAGAACCACGCGCTGGCAAGATTGCTGTGGCTGAAGTCACCATGAATCGCGTCAAGAGCAAACAATTTCCCAGATCTGTCTGTGGTGTTGTATATCAAAAGGTTCGAAGCACCTGTCAGTTCTCTTGGGTCTGCGAAAGTAAAAAGGCAATTCGAAATCAAGCAGCATGGCGCGAGTCGCTCAAGATTGCTGAAAATATATTGATTTCTAAGAGACAATATGGTATTATTGGGAATGCAATGTATTTCCACGCAGACTATGTTGATCCAGCATGGGCTGAAGAAAAGAAGTTGATTGCACAAATTGGACGCCACATATTTTATCGTTGAGGTTTTATGCGCATCGTTGAAGACGTGAAACTTGATTACAAAGACGTTTTAATTACACCCAAACGATCTTCACTCTCTTCAAGAAGTGAAGTGAAACTTGAAAGATTGTTTACCTTTAGAAGTTATAATTCTTGGTTTGGTATTCCAATCATTGCCGCAAATATGGATGGTGTTGGCACCTTTCAGATGGATGAAACACTCAACAAACACCATTGCATGGTTGCACTTACCAAGCATTATTCAGATACAAAACTTATTGAGCATCTGCAAAAGAAACTTGACAGCACCATCTATTCAATGGGCATCAGCGACGAAGATTTGCAGAAGTTTGACAATGTGTACAACGTTGTTGGTAATCGGTTGATGCGCGTCTGTATTGATGTTGCAAACGGATACACGCAATCTTTTGTAAACTTTATTCATAAATTTCGTAATCGTTACCCATCAGTGATCTTGATGGCAGGTAATGTTGTCACACCAGAGATGACAGAGGAATTGATTCTTGCAGGTGTTGACATCGTGAAGGTTGGTATTGGTCCAGGATCTGTATGCACTACGCGAAAGATCACTGGCATCGGCTACCCGCAGTTGAGTGCAGTAATTGAATGTGCAGATGCTGCTCATGGTCTCAAGGGTCATATCATAGCGGATGGAGGGTGTTCCGTTCCTGGAGACGTTGTGAAAGCATTTGCTGCGGGTGCCGATTTTGTGATGCTTGGTGGAATGTTCGCTGGTCACAAAGAGGGTGGAGCAAGTCCACTTGGTGACAACAAATTCTATGGTATGAGTTCAGACACTGCAATGGATCTTCATAATGGTGGTGTTGCAAACTATCGCGCCAGTGAAGGAAAGACAGTAGAGATTCCATATCGTGGAGAAGTGAGTAGAACACTGCAGGATATTCTTGGTGGTCTACGTTCAGCATGTACTTATGTTGGAGCAAGTGAATTGAAGGAGTTGAGTAAGCGAGCGACATTTATTCGCGTGACTCAGCAGTTGAACAATTCCTTGAATGCGTATGAAGTATAACATGGCAAGCCGAGAAGAAAAAAATAAGTTTTCAATGATGATCATGGAGATGGCACTCCGTGAACGCATTGATCATATGGATGCAGTCACAAGTTATTGTGAACGAAATAATCTTGAGATTGAAGTTGCTGCAACGTTGATTAATGATTCACTAAAGGGTATCATTGAAAGCGAAGCAATGGATCTAAGATTCTTACCACGAGGCAGCAAGTTACCGATATGAGTTGGCAGTTGTTAATTTGGAATATCTTTGTTTGGTCATTCACTGGTGTGATGATCTATATTACTG